ATGGCCTACCGCAATCCCGGATGTATGGGGCTGATCGGGGCTCCGACATATCCGATGCTTCGGGATGCCACGCAGCGCGCTTTGTTGGCTGTGCTGGATGCGAATGAAATTCCTTATCGCTGGCATCGCAGCGAAGGCTATCTGGAACTGGAGCAGTGCCGTTCGCGTGTGCTGCTGCGGTCTCTGGATGAGTATGAGCGTTTGCGTGGCACGAACCTAGCGTGGTTTGGCGTGGACGAATTGACGTACTGCAAGGAGCAGGCTTGGCTTCGACTGGAAGGCCGACTGCGGGACCCCAAGGCGAAACATCCCGGGGGATTCGCGGTTTGGACGCCCAAGGGACCTGATTGGGTCTATCGGCGATTCGTGGCAACTCCGGGTGAGGACTATGAGTGCGTGCTCGCCAAGCCGCAAGAGAACAAACACATTCTGAATGTGGATCCGAAGTTCTACGAGCGGCTGCGCAGCACGTATAGTGAGGCGTTCTATCGGCAGGAGGTGCTCGGCGAGTATGTGTTAGCCAATGGGCTGCAAGTATACACAGCATTCAAGCACGATCTGCATGTGAAGCCATTGAGTTTTTCGCCGTTGCTGCCGATTCTGTGGACGCTGGACTTCAACGTCGGACAGTTCTGTACGTTGCTGTGTCAGCGGGTGGAAGATTCTCTGCATGTTGTGCGGGAACTGGTTCTGCAACGAGCGACAACGCAAGAGATGGCAGTAGATATGAACGCTTTGTATGGGCAGCGTGGACATTCACTGGTGATCTACGGAGATGCCAGCGGAAATGCTGCGCAGACGAATGGTCCTAGTAACTACAAGCAACTTCTGGCGGAGCTCGGCTCGAAGAACTGGAAGTCTGTGCACCTGCGTGTACCACGGAAGAACCCGGCTGTGCGGGAGCGTATTCACCTGGTGAATTGCTATCTGCAAAGCGAGAGCAAAGAGGTGCGTGTCTACATCGACCCCAGTTGCCGATGGCTAATCGCGGATTTGGAGAAGGTGCAGTATTACGAGGATGGAGTGAGGGTGGATAAGGAATCCGATTCCAAGCGCACGCATGCGTCCGATGCGCTAGGGTACTTGATTTGGGAAGAGTTCGGATCCAGGCCGACGATCGGTGAGCAGCCGTTGGATTCCGGCTATCCACTCCCGTTCGGATAACACAAAGAAGAAGAGGCGTTGTTGGACCTTCCGGTCACTGCCGGTGGGCTGGGCATTCGTGTGCCCAAAGATGCGTGTGTAGGAGAAGGCGAGAGCGAGGGCAGATGAACCAGGAATTTGTATTGCGTCCACACCCGGAATATGAGCGCAACGCGGCAATGTATCGGACTTACCACCACCTGTACCACGGTGGCGAAGTTCTGAAGTGGAATGCCGGAGAGTATCTGTCTCGGCGCATTCGAGAGCCGCAGGATGTCTACAACGAGCGCCTCTCCCGTGTGTTCTATGAAAACTACATCGGATCCATCATCGATTGGTACGCGGCCACCCTGTTTCGTAGAGAGCCGATTGTGACGTATGAGGGTGGCCGTGAACGAGGCCGCGTGTTCTTCGGGCAACTTCTGGAGGATTGCGATCGCAAGGGTACAGCTCTTGGCGACTTTCTGCGGCAACAGTTCACGCATGCGCTTATCTACGGCCGCAGCTATGCTCTGGTCGATTTCCCTCACCAGGATGGTTCAGCGGCAAATCAGGCGGAAGAAGATGCTCGTGGCTTTTCACGCGCTTACCTGACCGGCTTTACCCCCGAACATATGACGAACTGGGCCTACGACGAAGTCGGGCGCCTGGAGTGGGTGGTGTTCAAGCAGGAACGGTTGGTGCCGAAAGCCGGTCCCCGGCCAGAGTGGCAGAAAGAACTGCGTTGGTATTACTTCGACAAGCGCACCTATCGCGTATATCGATCATTTGGAGAGGAAGAGCCGCAGCTGATCGCTGAGGGACCTCACGGCTTTGCTCAGTTGCAGCAGGTGCCAGTCTTTGAATTGCGCGTATCCGAAGGGCTATGGCTGATGAACAAGGCTGCCTTGTTGCAGTTGGAGCACTTCAATAAATCGAATGCGCAGGCCTGGGCCATATCGATGGGGTTGTTTTCGATGCCTGTCATCTACTCTGACCGTGAGTGGAAACAGGTAATTGGAGAGAGCTACTACCTGAAGTTGGGGTCTGATGATCGATTCGGGTGGACGGAGCCGCAGGGCAAGGTTTATGAGATTGCGGCGGAGAACCTGAAGAGGTTGAAGGAAGAGATCTATCGAGTGAGCTATCTGCTTAATCAGGCGGGGGCTCCTCAGTACGCTGCACAGTCTGGGCTGAGCAAGCAGCGCGATTTTACGGTGACGCAAGAAGTGCTGCGAGGATATGGCGATGCAGTGAAAGATTTCGCGAAGCGCGTGCTCCGTGGGATTGAACAAGCCCGGTCTGATGGGCTGGAGATCAATATTTCTGGTTTGGATGAATTCGATATCGGGGACTTTTCCAACGAGATCGAAGACGCCAAGCAGTTGCTTGCCTTCGGTATGAAGTCAGATACCCTGCGTCGGCAGGTCTACCGAAGGTTGACACATAAGTACCTGTGCGACGTGCGACAGGACATCAAGGACAGAATATCCAGCGAGATCAATGAATGGCTGGATGAGGAAGAGGACAGCAGCAACCATGAGTGAATCCAAAGACAACACTGGTGGAAACTCAAGCGCCTCGGCGCAGGACATCCGCGGCATCGTCCAGGAGGCGATTCAGGAGTTTTTGCGGCATAAGCAGCAGGAAAACGAACCTGCCCACCGAGCTGAACTGCAGGAAGAGCGACGCCGTCGCGAGCAACTAGAAGGTCAGGTGCGCGAGCTTCTGCACAAGACTCACGAGAGTGAGCAGGAGGTCGCTCGCGCTCGCATGACCGGCGCCGTGCGCGATGAACTGCAGAAGCAGGGCGTCACGAAGGTGGACATCGCGTTTCGCGTGATCAAAGACGATATCCGCCAGTCTGAGCATGGCGACTATGTAGCCCGTGGGCGGGATGGGGACGTTCCCCTACGGGACTTCGTGAAGAAGTTTGTGGATGAGAACCCGGAGTTCCTTCCACCTCGTATTACCGGTGGTTCCGGAAGCTCGAGCTTGGGCGGCGATGCGGCCACACCCCGTCTCGATTTGGATTCCATCAAACCCGGAATGAGCGAAGAGGAGCGCCGCCAGGTGCATGCCGCTATCGCCAATCTGGCTGCACAAACATTCAGGTCATAGGAATTAAGGAGAAACAATAGCGATGCCCGCAATTACATCCACAAATCTGGCGCAGGCGATTGTGAAGCTTGTCGCCGCTGATGCTCTGCCCGCGCTGATGGGCAATCTGGTGATGGGAAATTTGGTGAACCGGGATTTTGAGCCAACGTTGGCGAATTCCGGCGACACCGTGAATGTGCCGATTCCTCCCGTGTTGACGGCGAACAATCTGGCGCAGGGCGGCACTGTCCAGACGCAGAATCCCGACTTGGGAAATGCACAGATCGTGCTGGATACCCACGTGGAAGCGAGCTTCCAGATTCCGGACATCACCAAGGTGCTGGCTGTTCCGGATTTGCTTTCGCTCTATATGCAACCCGCGCTGGTCGCCATCGCTGAGAAGATCGAGACGGATCTACTGGCGCTTCACGCGCAGTTTTCGGCAAATGCGCCCATCGGCACCGGCGGCACCGCGCTGACGGAATCTGTCATTGACCTGGCAGAGACGCGTCTCTTCGAAGCCAAAGTCCCCGCCAGCTCCCCTAAGTATCTGGTGGTGGACTCCGGCGCTTACTCGTCGTTGCGTCAGATTCCGCGCTTCAGCGAATACAGCAGCGTCGGTGATGCCGGCCTGAAGGCTCTGGTGGAGGGTAGTGTCGGCAAGATCAAGGACTTCTACGTCTTTCGCTCGCAATTTGTGCGCAAGACCGGGTCCGCACCGACCACCACGCAGAACATGGCCTTCACGCGGGATGCGATCGGTCTGGTGGTTCGCCGCTTGCCTCGTCCGCTCCCTGGAACCGGAGCCATTGCCGAGTATGCGGAGTTCGGCAACTTTGGCATGCGTGTGTTGATGAGCTACAAGCCGGACACGCTTGCTCAGCAGTTCACCGTGGATGTCCTTTACGGTAAGGGCGTGCTGCGGAATGGATTTGGCGTGCAGGTCCGCAGCTAGACATGGCATTGACCGAGGTATGACTTGCGGTCCGCTGGTGCTTTTATGCACGCAGTGTCTGATTCGCGCGTTTGTTGAAACTCCCGATGGTGTGGGGTGGTTCCTTTGATCTGCTCTTCTAGGGAAGGAGCGCAGACTACTACGGGTCCAACGGAATGTTAGACCCGTTTTTCTGAATATTATGAATCTTCGAAAACACTACGAACAAATCAAGGCGATCCGAGAGACTATCTCGGAGCCATTCGTCTATGTAACCAGCCTCGAGACGCCAAACGGCGGCAAGCCGGGTTGTGTCTCACAGGTAGAGGCGGATGTCGCAGCCCGGATGATCGTCGAAGGACAGGCGCGAACGGCCACGGAGGACGAGATCCTTGAATACGAGACGGAATGCCAAAAGGGACGCGCCAACGCACGGGAAGAACAGCTTCGTCACCGTCTTCGTATCACGCTGGTGAACGAGCCTGAGATTGAGGGGTCTTCTGTGCCACCGGAACCGAAGGCTAAGAATCGGCAATAGGAGAAGTCGTTATGGCACTGATTGTGGATGCAGACATCGTCGATATCCCATCTCTCCTGCTGTATGAAAACGGACTTCTTGAGACTGCCGATAAAGAACGCGTGGATATCGCCGCTAAAGTCCGGTTGGCCACCGAAGAAGTGCGGACACGTATTGGTAGCGAGCTGCGCCGACACCAGAACGGCAGCGTATCGACGGGTGGATACACGCTGCAGCATGTCTTGGTAACGGAGCCTCTGGAGCAGTGGCTTCGCTGTCACACGTTGCACTTGTTCTATCTGGAATGCTTCGGGAATCAACTGAATGAGCGATACAAGTCCAAGCAGGCGGAGTATCGGCGTCGAGTCTCCGAAGCGAGCGAACTGTATCTTTCCCGAGGTGTGGCTGTTGTCAGCCAGCCGCTGCCACGGCCGCTCGCCCCCGACGTATTGAGTTCGGCAGGCTCAATCCCTGAGGGGACCTACTACGTAGCCATCACCTGGCAAGGGTATGGTCAACGGGAGAGTGCCCCCAGTAAGGCGACTACGTTCCATAGCAACGGCAGTCAAGGGTTGCAGATCCATGCAGAGAGCGGCCCGCCAACCGCGGTTGGGTGGAATGTTTACGTGGGGGCGTCCGCTGAAACCATGGCTCGACAAAACGTTATGCCTCTGGCCATTGGCCTGAACTGGGTGCTGGTGAATGCTCCGGGAACGAATGGCCAGCAATGGCAGGTCGATCACGAACCGGACTTCTATCTGCAGCCACAGAATCTATTTTTGCGAGGTTGACCATGGGCTATGTCTTGCAGAAGGCGATTGACGCCGTGGTATTACTCTTGTCCGGTCCCAGTGGGATCAAGATCCAACTGGAGCAGATGGCTCAAGATAATCCGGAGCTCGCAGATTCCATCTGCTCCTTTACGATCAGGGGATTTCACCTGAAACAGGGCGTCGTGTCCGATGAGGACCTCTCTGGCGACCCACGCATTCGGGTGCAGGTGAACAAGCTGGTGAACGACCGTCGGCTGAAGTACGCCTCATTTTCAGGGACCTGTGGAATCACGTTGCTGGTTGAGGCATCGGATGATCGACAGGAACTGGTTACAGCGCAACTGAACGCGATTTCTGATGCGATTCTGCTGACCTTGGATAATCAGGTGGGATGTCTACGTGCTGGGGTGTACTACGGCGGTGGCTATGAGCTGTCCATGCAACCCATGGAACGAGGCGGAGACGGGTTTCGGCAGGTGGCTCAGGTGAAACTTGAGCTTGCCATGGATGAAGGAGGCTAGAACGAACCATGAGTTGCTACGTCAATGCTACGAACGAACGGCTGTATGGCGCGGTTGAAAATGACTTCGGCCAAGTGGTCACGTTGAACAGTTCGCACCGGGTCAGCTTCCGCTCTCTTCGGGTGACGGAGAGAGCCATTCGCAGTGAGCGCAAAGACAAGACGGGAAGCCGTACGCAGTTAGCCTCTCATCCGGCGATTCGCAAGGACAATCGATTTGATCTGGCCTGCTACTTTGCGGCGCGTGGCGCTGGGAGTCCTCTCGATGGAATGGCACAGCTCGTATCTGCTATGTTGGGCGGTCAGCAAAGAGAGAGCAACGCCCTTGTGGTGAGCAGTGTAGTTGGCACTCCGCAAGTCCTCACCTTCTCAGCGCCTCATGACCTAGTGGTCGGGCAGGCACTCCGATTTGGTGGGGAACTGCGATTCGTGCGGACTGTCCTGAGTTCCACGAGTGTGGAACTATCCGCGCCATTTGTTACTGGGATGTCCAGCGGTTCGGTGCTGGGCAAGGCAGTGACGATGTTCCCTGGCGACAAGCCTCGTTCGTTCACCCTCGGAAATTACTGGAACCCCGGAGCCACGCTCGACAGGCTGCTGGCTGGTTGTGTCGCCAATGAGATGCAGGTGACCCTTAACAGTGACTTTCACGGAGCTGTTTTCCGAGGGACATCGCGAGAGGTCCTTCCGGCTAGTGGTTTCACTGCCGGCAGTGCTGGCCTTGGCAGCTTTCCGAGTGAACCCACGGGCGCCCCAAGAGATATCCGTCTGGTGCCGGGGCACGTGGGGCGGCTACATATCGGTGGCGCCGAGTTCTTTCTGCTGGATCTTTCGGTTCGATTGGTAAACAACACGGACACCACCACTCGGGAGTTTGGGCTTCCGGTGTCTGCCTGTTACAGCGCTGACAAACGAGATGTGACCGTACAATTCCAGCTCTATGCGAACGACAGCACCTCGGTCACGCAGCTTCATACACTGGCTCAGACCAGAACCGAGACAAGTATCAGTATCCAAATGGGCGATACTCCGGGGCAGCTAGTCGGCATTCATATTCCCCGTTTCATTCCAGAGTTCCCTGACCTGCGCGATCAAGACTCGCGTGTTGTCATGAGCTATCCCGCGAGCGTCGGTGTTGGAGTATCCAATGATGAGATTTCTATCGCGTTTGCATGAAACTAGTCACGAAGCCATGTACAGCTCTGAGGTTCGCTTCGAATCGCAGACGGTTTCCGGGGCTTGGTTTGTTGTGCGCCGATGCTCCGCGTCCCGACGCCTGGTATTGATTGAGAAACTCGGGCCCATAGCTGCCGAACTTGAGGCGCTGAAGGCAGGTGATCGCACTGCCGACCGTATGGTCGCCGAGACCCTGCGCATTCGCATGGATCGGGCGTATCTCGATTGGGGCTTGGTTCGTATCGGCAACTTCCTAATCGACGGAGACGTAGCAGACGCGGTAACGCTTTATGAGAAGGGTCCGGAGTGTCTCGTTGCCGAGATTGTGGGTTGCATTCGGAAGGAATGCGAACTGGGAGACGACGAAAGAAAAAACTAACCGTCGCCTTCTGGTTCTACTCGAAAGGGGAACCCAGCTGGAAGTGCGACGACTGTAGGCAACTCGGTTTGGAGAGAAAGCGGCGCTGCGGATATCTTGGCCACGATGTCGAGGTATCTGCAGCGCCGCTTTGGTTTGCAGGGGGGATACTTCTTGATCGCTGCCCCAAACCGACCGTTACTGGGTTCAGTCTTGCGGTATTGGCCGCCTACTCGGGGTGGCGGCGCCGCGAGTATGGCTATGGTGCTCCATTGAGCGCCAAGTGGATAGATGCTTTTCGATTGTTGGACAGGTTGGTTCTGGAAGCTGAGAAAAACGATGACAGGCAAACTCCAACATAGAACGCGGAGAGTCGACTGTTTACGTATAGGGAAGAGGACGACATGGCAACGGTGATGGAGACCATCGGACAACTTGCGAAAGACGTGGAGTCAATTCTCGGCACCTCGCGCACGGAATCATCATTGCTCGGAAACACACTGGCGAACCTGAGTGGTGCGGGAGGCAGACCAACTGAAGGCGGAGCCGCGCCGGGTTTGGGCGCACAGTTTGCCGGCGGAGCATTTGGTGGAGGTGCGGGTCTGATCGCAGGTCTCTTCGGCTCGCTCTTTCGGAGAGAGGCAGCCGTTCCTTCCTTTTTGACGTATGAACGGCCGGATGCCATTCAGTTTGACTATGATTTGGCATCCATGGCGCAGCCCTCAGCGCATGATCGCGGAGGCCGGTCTATCGGAACCTCGGACTCTTCCGCCGCGGTGTCTTCAGGCGCTATGTCTCGAAACGAGATTGTGATTCAGGTCAACGCGATGGACGCGAGTTCATTTGTTGATCGACGCGATGACATTGCCAGCGCCGTGCGCGAAGCGCTCGTCCGCAATCATTCCCTTCGCGATGAGATCTGGGAGGACTAGCACATGCCCGACTTTCCTGAGATTGGCTGCTACGCCGTGGCTCAATATCCGTCCAGCTTCGAGTTGAACTGGCCACTAGTTGTGCAGACGGCCGTGGACGGCTCAGAGCAGCGCTTCGCAGCTGTTGGCGAAGCCCGGCGTATCTGGCAGATCCAGCTAGAGAGCCTGCGCGAGAGTGACGCATCCCGGGTGTGGGGCTTCTTTCGTGAACTGAAGGGGCAGGCCGGTTCGTTTCGCTTTCAAGATCCCTGGACCCAACAATGGCATGATCCCTGCTGGTTCGACACGGACGACTTGGCCTTCACGCACCTTAGCGAAGGTATCTTCCAGGGAGAGTTGCGAATCGTTACGAAGGAGCACTGAGCATGCCACTTCATTTTCCCCAGTTGCGTATAGGCGCTTCGGGTCAGTTTCCACTCCATCGACAGATCCACAGTCGGACAGTCTTCCCATTTCCCAACGCGCCAGCACCGCTCCGGGCGGCTGATGATCGAGCGGGAAGAGTCGAATGGAAACTGCGACTTCGTGGTTTATCGGACGACGAAGTCACGAAGCTACACGGCCTGTTTCGAGAGACGCGAGGTGGTCACGAATCCTTTGTGTTCTGCGACCCGGAGGACAACCTGCTTGTACAAAGCGAGAACCTTTCAGATGTGGCTTGGCTTCGTTCTGCCGGGGTGGCCACCTTAGCTGCTGTGGACTTTCCCGAAGTAGCGCAAAGCGCGTGGAGCCTAAGTGCGCCGTCCGTCGGCTTGGGCGAGATGTGGCAACATGCCGATTTGCCGACCGACCGCTACTGGACGTTCAGTATCTATGCGCGAGCGGACGCAGCCGGGACCCTGGAGATGTTCGTTCGCTCTTCTCATGGTGAACGTAGCCGCCACGTCGAACTGTCATCAAACTGGGAACGACATGTGTTGAGTGGGAATGGGTGGCCCCCTGGCAACGGCTTCGACGTGGGCGTGCGGTTGGCGGGAGGGTCCATTGTACAGGCGACGGCCGCTCAACTGGATATGCAAGCAGCTCCCGCCGTCTACCGCCCCACCTTTGCGCGCTGCGGAGTCTATCATGAGGCGCGTTTCAAGAGTCCACAACTGCGTATCACCACCATTGCTCCCCACTGTCACCAGACGGACCTGTATATCACTGCTCCACTTCCCGAGTAAGCACCATGACCAGCATCTATGCGTTGAAAGAAGCCACCGTTGCGGCCACGCCCATTCTCTGTTTTGAGATTCAGTTGTGGGATGGGTACACGCTTCGATTTGCCAGCCAAGCGATTACGATCGAAGGACAGTCGTATGAGAAACGGATTGTCGCGCAGCAGTTGCACGATAGCGCCCTTGGCGGCGATGATGCTATCGGCTATTACGCGCGTGTCACCTTCAGCCTGGCGAATACCGATGGTCTGCTGACGCAGATAGAATCCACACGTGGTTTTCGGGGTGCGACAGTCACTGTGCGATTCGTCTTCCTGGAACCGGGCGATGTGGCGTCAACCGTTGATGCGATTGTGGTATTTCGCGGCATCGCCGATGGCCCCTCTCTGATCGATGAAATCCGACTGACCTTGAGCGCCGAAAACCGATTCGCGCGCTTTCACGCCAAGCTTCCGGCAACACCCATTCAGAGACGCTGTCCCTGGCATTTTCCTTACGATTCGGAAACCAGAATGGAAGCCGCGACCGGGGCAGAAGACGGCCCACATTCTCTCTTCTACCGTTGTGGTTACTCGCCGGATGTGGCAGGTGGTTCCGGAAGCCTGGATGGTTCCATCCCCTTCAACTCCTGCCAGGGCACCCGTGACGACTGCGGCCGCCGCGGCATGCTAAATGAGGATGCACTGCATCGTGCGACACGCCGGTTCGGTGGCTTCACGTACTTGCCTCCTAGTATCCTGGTGCGGACCCATGGTAGCCGTTCATTGCAGCCTGCGGAAGTCTATGCGAACCAGGCTAATGGCAACGATATCGTCCCCCTCGTCTATGGTAAGGGATGGTTGGTGCCTCCCCTTATACACTCAGCCAACGACGGCAATCTGACGAGACTTCTTTACGTTGTCGCGGACGGTGAGATTGACGGTATAGAGCGGTTGATTGTAAATGGCGTGGAGATTCCGGCTGCAGTTGAAGGTAGAGATATGACCAGCACCGGCTGGTACAAGATTCTGGCCAGCGGATCGAGAACTGGGACCTTTCTTCCAAAGCCTGACAATGACGGTGTCTATACGGAGTCTGACCCGCATGGCAGCATGACTACGTTACTTGTGGTTATTCCGAATGCAATGCACAAGGGCTCCGGGAAGCCAAAAGCTGAGCTGCTTCTCCGTGGCCTGCGGTTACTCAAGGTGTCCGTTGATGGCGAGACAGTAGAGCGTCTACATACGGATAATCCGGCCTGGGTCATGCTCGACCTACTACTTCGAAGTGGATGGCGTCGCGCGGAGCTTCATCTGCCCAGTTTCGCCATCGCTGCCCAACATTGTTCGTATGGTGTGCAAGTCGGGCTCTGGAATGGCATTACACAAACGCAGCCTCGTTTCTCCTGCAATCTGGTTCTGCAGAAGAGACGAAGTGTTGGCGAGTTACTACGTGGCCTTCGAGAGGGAAGCTGTCTATTTCTGCGGGAACGTTTTGATGGAAAGCTGGAGCTCGTGATTGAGTCCACGCTAGCGCAGCAACAGGCGAGCAAGAGCGAATTTAGCAATGCGGCATCGATGTTGTCTGGCGGATGGCCCACCTATGAGTTCGGTGATGGCACAGAGGGGCGTGGCGGCATTCTGCGTGCGGCAAACGGTGCACCGAATTTCCGCCTGTTCAGCAAGCCCTTGGCGAGTTGTCCGAATCGCATTCACGCGGAGTTTCAGGATCTCTGGAACGACCTGCAGACTGATCGTATCTCCCTCTTTGACTCTCGCGAGATTCGGCGTTCCCGCCAGGAAATATCTGCAAGCAGCAAGGCGCTCGGTCTCAGTACTTACCATCAGGCTGCCCGCTCTGTTTATTTGCAGTTGAAGCGCTCCATTGACGGGAATCGGTTCGTCGAATTCCAGACTGGTCTTCGTGGCATCGGAATCCGGCCAGGGGACCTGATCACGGTTACATACACAAACTATGGGTTGGCGCGGCAGCTGTTCCGGGTGATTAAGGTTAGGCCTTCAGAAAATTTACAGAGTGCGTGGATTACAGCGCAATGGCATGACGACTCCTGGTTCGCTGACACGATTATGGATGAGATTGGTGGGCTAGATCGTTATCGCAATCCAGCCTCCATCTACGGCACTCCACGGCCTCTGTCCGGTTCGCTTGTGCAACTGAACGGGACTTCTGCTTTTGATATCAATGAGACGCCCGTAATGATCAGTGACGGTAGCTATCGCGTCACGATAAACTGCGGCTTCTTGGTTCCGCCTCGTCGCCTGGCGGCTACTCTGCCAACTCCGCTTTGTGCTTTAGCGCCAACGGTAACGCCATCAGGGGCATTACCTTCTGGTGAAACCTACTATTACCGCCTAAGCGCCGCCAATGCAGATGGCGATGAGACTGCCCTTACCAGTCCGATTGGGGCGAACGCACCCTCCGCGGGTGTTGGCTACGCTGTATCCATCAACGCCATCAGTGCTCCGCCAGAAGCGGCGGTCATTCACGTCTATCGCGGGATCTCGTCCGACATCATGTATCGCATTGCAACGTTGGCTGCGTCGGCGGGCGGATACTCGGATACGGGCGCCGAATATCTGCCAATTGTTCCTGTGGATCCCAATTTCGACCACGCCAATTTCTACTGGCGAGGTGAGATCTATCCTGCTACGGCCGTCTCCGCTGCTGGCGCGAGTATTGTGGTGTCTGCGACTTCCACGTGGGACGAGAACCAGTTTCAGGGGAAGATCGTTCGCATTCTCAGCGGGAAGGGAAGCGCCCAGGAGCGCACCGTTCTTTCCAATAATGCCAATACGTTGTTTGTCGACCGTTGGGCGGTTCCCCCGGACAGCAGCAGTACATTTGCCATTGTGGAGCCCGTTTGGAACTTGGGAGGGAAGGTGACAAGCAGCCCAGCGAGCTTTGATGTTCCCAATCAGGCTGGCTCTGTTGTTCACGTACTGGGCGTCGCTGCCAATGCTCTTGATCTGGAGGCTCCTATTGATAGAGCGGTCATCACACGCTGGCAAATTGGTGGGGGAAGCGTCTTCCCCATCGATATTGCCGCTCCAGATCAGCCCTTCTTTACCCTGGGATCCGATGGAGCAGGCATGCTACATCTTTCGAATATTGGCTTCGAGAGCCTGGAGCACACGCAGACCATCCAGAGCGGTACACTGCAACTCTACTACTACGAGGAGCTTCGTGATCTACCCACCAGCCGGTTGACCGTGGCTGCAACTCCAGCGGAAACCGAGATTCACTTCGATAGTGAGCCTGGTTTGTTCGCTGGCGACCATTTCCAATTGGGGCGAGAGATCCTTCGTGTGGTGGATATCGGGTCTTCTGCATCGTTGATAGTGGAACGTGGAGTGCTCGGCAGTGTTGCGGAAGAACATGCGGCGGGTATGAGCCCGTTTTCACTGAGTTTGCGAGGGATGGCCTTTGCGATTCCCTTGCAATTCTTTGGGAGTCCTGCCAGTGGCGCGTTTCGGCAGTCCTTCTATCTGCCACATGCGCGTGTGGCGGCAGCGCAACTGATGTTCACCAATGGCATCGGACCGGGAGCAGTGGGGCAACAGATCTTTACGCCACTCGTCGACTACGGCCTACGATCCGGATACGGCGGCCAGTATTCTCTGTACGTAGAGGGTTACTTGGCGATAGAAAATGATGCCGCTATTCCCATGATTGTGGATCGCGATCATAGTGTCCGCGATGTGTATGCAACGTTGGAGTCTCCACCTACTGCGGGACCCGTTGCCTTGAACATCCTACTGGATGGCGCTTTGTACTGTTCCCTGACATTTGCGCAAGACTCCGTCTTTTCCAATGTCGTCTCTGGAACCTTCTTACAACCTCTACGCGCGGGTAGCCGAATCAGCGTGGATATCACATCGGTCGTCCACTACGGGAATACGATTCCAGGTAAAGACCTGTCTATTCGGATTCGGCTCTAGGAGGCCTAATGGATTCCTTCTGCAAGCTTCGTCCCCACCAGGATCTGCAGTGCTACTTCGAACAGCCGTCGGCAATCGCCGCGATGTTCGATGCGACCGCAACGTCGTTCCGAGTCAGCGGTGAGTGGCGCCAACAGTTTGACTGGGCTGTCGTCGAGTGGAACCGGGATAATCCAATCGATCACCCTTTGTGGCGGAACATCCCCGACGGGGATTTGAGGGGTATTTTTTTATCCTACGAGGAACAGAGGGATCACTGTATCCCGATGGATTCCAGCTTGTTTCCCACTGTGGAATGGGACCAGCTTCGAGTGTGGACCGAACACGACGGGGTGCAATCATTTCATCGTATCCCTTTGATGCCGTATGCGGTGCCGATTAGTGGCAGCTATGTGCCAGCCTCATGTTCCTTCACTCTTACGGGAACGCCGAGCACGGGCGACTACATCGGGTTGTCTTGGCACACAGAACACCGCACCTATCAGGCCTACGGCATCGATACAGCGGAATTGATGGTGCAAGCCCTTGCGGATGCGTTTAACGCGTTTCCAGCCGGAATTGAAGCCACTGCCATAGGCGCCATGATCGAGTTGCGTTATGTAGGCCTGGTGGGATCGCCGGGCTATCGTCATCCCGGAGCCAATGGTAATCGCGTCGGTGTCTATGGCTTTGTTAGCGGATCAGGGTCGCTGGCGTGGGACAAAACACATGCCGTGATGAGTGGTGCTCACAGCCCAGAGCGTTGGCGGGTTGAATTGGGCTTCGGTTCACTGCTCGACCATCTCGGTAACACCATCGATTGGGAACATGTTCGCAAGCTGCGTTGGACCTATGCCGCTCCGGTTTCCTATGGTCCCTTCCAACGGCAGGAGTTTCTGGTAGAGGTCGATAATTGGACGGTTAGCGGAGGCAACCAACTGCACTCCTTTGCGGGAACCGGCAGTCGACGTATCGAAGATACGGACCGCGCGCTGCAGTATCAAGGCGAGTGGTATTTCTCGAAGGGAAACTACTCTGGTGGAGCGATCCACTGGACCAGTGAGCCGAACGCGGAAATTCTGTGTGAGTACTTCCACCCACGACCGCATGAACTGTTGCTAGGCGCCAGAGCATTGGCCAGTGGAGGCGTTGTCGATATTGAGATTGATTGTGGTAGCGTGTCTACACAACAGTTCTATGTGGCTGGTGAAGATACATTGGTTCGTCGGCATCTTGCGTCGATGCCTGCCGGGAGCCATCAGGTTCGCATACGTAAACGCAATGACACTTCTTCTTTCTATTTCGACTTCCTGGAAATTGCACATTTGCAGACAGAGTTTCATCCTCTTCCCATTGATCCGCAGGTGAGCCTGTCGACCGACTGGGATACGGATCATAGCTTGACGATTGCTCCAGAGCGCACCGTTGCTCTCGTGAAGAGACTGGGGTTTGGTGGCAGGCTGAATCACTATGTGGGCGCCATGTGGTTCTACCAATTGCGCAATAGCGGGTTTACGTATGCGGAGGGAAGTGTTACGTTCAGCGGAGTGCCGGTATTCGCCGCCACAACCGAAGTGCGCATCGGCAATGAAGACTACGGCCCGAGCTTCGACACGGTGTTTACTCATCTGAACCGCGTGGGTGAAACGGCTGAGTCCATCGTTCTAGCTTTCGCGCTTCGTATCAATGACGGGTCCACTGCGATCCGTGCAGAGGCTGATGGTGCTACGCTGCGTATCTTCTCTCGGCGGCTTGGAACACAGGGGAACTTGGTCACGCTTTGGGCGACGCCCGGCTCAGGGGCTTTCGTGGCCACCGTATCCGGCCCCAAGCTCGCCGGCGGTCAGAATGGTAGTTGGTTAACCGACATCCACGCCAGTCCGCGTATCAATAGGGCATTCCGGGATTGGCATCTGTCCTTCTTCAAAGCGCTCCGAAACGCGAGTATCGATGCTGTCACAGCTTACAGCACTGAACTTCGTCACGGTGACGCCAGCGTTGGCGAAGGTATTGCGCAACGCTACTGGGATGGTTCCCCGGTTTTACTGAATACGCCCGCGCTGCAGACAAACTTTTCCGAGACCAGCCAGGAGTTTTGGCGCGATGTCCATTTGGAAACTGCTGCATTGATGGATGAAGCCGGGATGGTTCCCTATATGCAGCTAGGCGAAGTGCAGTATTGGTATTTCCCAAATGCTTCGGGAATGCCGTATTACGACGAAGATACACGAGATGCCTTTCAAGCGCTGCAGGGTCGGCCTATGGCCCTCATCGTCGATCAGCATCAATTGCCTGCGGCCTTTCCGGACGAAGTGACATTTCTGCGGAATCGGCTGGGTGGCTTCTGCACCGCGATCATCGATTATGTCCGTGCCGTGTATCCAGATGCACGGTGGGAAGTGCTCTATCCCCCTGATGTGAACGATAGCGCCATCGGGGAGGCCGTGAACTTTCCGACCGATAGCTGGACGCCCTCGCGTCTCACCTGTCTCAAGACCGAGAGCTTCACCTATACACTTACTTGCGACATCGAAAATAGCAAGGTGTCCCTCGATACCTCCGCGCGGCTCGGCTTCCCTCCCAGCCAGCGGGCCCATCTGGTTGGCATCAGCGACTACAGCAGCAGTTGGCGCAAGGAGTTATTTCTGGCAAAAGAGGCGGGCATCGAATCCATCACCCTTTTTGCCCTGGATCAGATGTGCCTTGTGGGCCATCGGGCGCCCGTTACCCGGAGACGCATACATGCGAAGTATGAGGGCTAG